TGACCTTCTACCCACTGTAGAAACACATATAATTCTATCAGCAGCAGCAGTACCAATAGATTGAGAAGAAAAAGTATATGGGGTTGATCCTAAGTCAGAGTCATTGGCTGTATTGGTAATAACTGCATTGCCTGTAGCTGAACTCTCTAATGAACTAGGATTGATGGGAATCCAATTTCCATTTGAGTCATATTCGCCAAAGGAAGTTGCGTCGAGTCCTTGACCATCTATAAGAACAAATTCAGCCCAATATCCATCAAAAAATCTCGTAGCTATATTAGCTGCAAAAAAACTGCCTAGTACGTGTTTTTCAGCTTTAAGCCAATTTCCAAAAGTGTCGTACAATGTAGGATATGATCCAGCAAAACTGCTAACTTGTTCTCCATTTACAAACAGTCTATAGCGATTTGCCTCAACAGATTGTGTAAAATCATAAGATATTACTAAATGATACCAAGCTGTCGGATCGGCAAATTTCTGAACAGTTTCCTGTAAACGCCCTCCAATTGTGCTTCTTAATTCAAGGTTAGTAATGTCCCAACGCAGCTCGTCAGAACCTGACGAAAATGCACCTATATAATCATAATGCGTAGAAGCAATACTGGTGCTTTTTTTAACCCACATAGAAATTGTCATCTTGTTAGTGCTACCAGCACTAGAAAACGTCTTATGCAAATATGAACTAGTGCCATTAAAACGTAATGAATTTTCGATTACATAACCGCCCCCACCAGCAGCAGCAGAAGATGCCCCCATTAACAAGTTATTAGAAAATACCATGTAACTTTTTCTCCGTTAATAAAATTTATTTTATATCTAGTGATGCAATAGCTTGCACAGCTGTTGAAGTATAAACAATATAATCAAGTCTATCAATAGCTCCTGCAGCTGTTGATAATGTTGGAGCAGTCCCTCCAATAAACTTCCAATTTCCTGAATAACTTAAAGCTCTACTACCTGTTCCGTCTTGTATTACAACAATACTTCCAGTTTGTCCTGCTACACAATTAGTAGGATTTCCTAATGCTCTACTAGCACCTAACTGAACAATAAAGTTTTGAGCAGTATTTAAGTCAACTGCAATTGTATCTGCATCAGTTAATGAGGTGTATTGAGCTACAGCCGCCCCACTCATTGTTAATCTTTTAGCTCCTGCAACTGTACCAAGACCTAATGAACTTACATCAACTTCTTGTGCTGATACTGTACCTGTAATTGTACCACCAGCTAAAGGAAGTCTAGAAGCAATACTTGTAGCCATTGTAGCTGATAAAGCTGTAATTGCGCTATTGCTGCTACCAATACTAGTTGCCAAAGTAGATGATAAAGCTACTGCATAGTTACTTACAGATGTAATTCTTGTATTCGCAGTTCCTATACTTGTAGCTACAGTAGCTGATAAAGCTGTTATTCTTGAAGTAATTGTAGCTGATAAAGCGACTGCATAGTCACTTACAGATGTAATTCTTGTATTTGCAGTTCCTATACTTGTAGCCATTGTAGCTGATAAAGCTGTAATTGCACTGTTACTATTACCAATACTAGTTGCCAAAGTAGATGATAAAGCTACTGTATAGTTACTTACAGATGTAATTCTTGTATTTGCAGTTCCTATACTTGTGGCTACAGTAGCTGATAAAGCTGTAATTGCACTGTTACTATTACCAATACTAGTCGCTAAAGTAGCTGATAAAGCGGTAATAACTCCATTAATTGAAGTTAGCTGTGCAGGACCAGGAATTGCTGATCCATTTATAAAAATATTAGTATCTGCATAAAGATTAGCTGCACTTACATTACCAGAAAATACAGCAGCCTGTGCACTAACCATTCCAACAATTCTTGTACTGGAAGCAACATATAAATTATTAGCTGTAAAGTTATTTAAAGAAGCTCCAAAGTCTTCAATAATAAGATTATTTGCATTTAAAGTATCACATGAAACGAGAGTTGCATTAATTTTTGTAGCTTCTATTGATACAAAAGTAGCAATAGATACTTCTGCACTATTAGCTGTAAGTTCACCTGTAGCACTTATATTACTTGAGATATTTAAATTTTGTCCGGTAAATAAAGAACTTTTAATTTCAGCAACAGATATACTTGCAGGTATAGAAATAGTTGTAACTTGTCCTACAGTATTAACTGCTAAATTCATTACAGGTCCATACGTAGCAGCAGTAATCCCAGTAGGATTAAGAGCAATAGTAGGAATACCTGCTGTACCGTTTGCATTTGTAATAGAAACGCCTGTACCTGCAGCTAATGTTCTTCCTAAAGCTGTTCCACTAGTTATAGCTACAAGTCCAGTAACACCTGTAATATCAGCAAGAGCATTTAGATTAGATACGTTAGCAGTTAACTGAACACCTTCTAGTTGAAAATCACCATTAATATTTACTGTTGAATTAGAAAGTTGTAAAGCAGAAGAAGTGCCTTCTCCATCTTGAACAGTACGAATAGTTGAATCCACACCCGCATTATTATTATCTATATTCAGCAAACCTCTGTATGTATTTGCTATTGTTCTTCCGGTAAACGTAGACATTATTACTCCTTAAATGTTCTGCCAATAAATATTGATATTTTCCCAGTTCGTATTCACAGCTTGCCACTCTTGATTACGATCTAAATTTGGATCAGGACGAGGATCACGAACTGTTTCATTATCTTTTAAATTAGCAGTAAAATTCTGTGGATGATTTACTAAATCAAACGCACCTTCAAAATCTGTAGGACATACACGTAACTTATAAGAGTTATATTTTAGTTGACGAAGAGGATATCTCCATCCACATACATCACATAAACCTACTGCATGTTTTTCACTTGCCATTAGACTCTATTATACTCTACTTAATTTTGGTTTGAAAAATAAACTTGTACGTTCACGATCTTCTAATTGAGCATTATTCAATAGTTCTTCATAGTTCTGTTTAAGTAAAGAAATACGGTCTACTGGAGTATTAGGACGCTTCATTGACATGTAATATGCAAGTCCCATTGTAAGACAAGGTAAAAAGCGAGTAGGAACATCTACATTCTCAGTAATGACATTTTCTACATCTTGAATTTTATGGATTTGTTCTAGTTTTAAAGTATCTGTTGAGTTCTCAGGAATAGGATATAAGAATATTTCAGGATTATCCCTACCTCGACGTATTGCATACTGAGAAGGTCTTCCAGTTTGAGACTTATTATTAATTTGTAAATATTCTTCCATTGAAATACGGATCATACCTAAATCACGGTTATCTCGTGTAACAACGGCTTCTAAAATATCAATAGTAGAAGATGTTAAAGCATACGATGTAACAGATGTTGTAACTGAAATAACTGTAGTTGCTACAGTCCATAGATTAATACTTCTATTCTGCCAATCAGTAAGAACAAGATTAATAGATCGTTTAGCTGAAGTTACTTCATTACCTAATGTAGCTTCTCCACCTATAAGCTCACTAGCTTCTTGGATAATAGTATCTACATCCAAATTAAAATTATATGTTCCACTAGTAGCCATATCTATTTCCTTTTACCATTACCATATTTTTTAGAGGATGGACCTGATCTTTTAAACGATCTATTAATTTTTTTAGGAACAACTTTTAAATTTTTTCTAGAGTTATCAGATGTCCGTTTGTTTTTATGGTCTACATCTTTTCCATCACCTTTTTTTACAAGACCAGCTTTAATAAGTTTAGCACGGGCAGCATTTCTTTCACCACGTTTTTTAATCTGTTTTGGTTTACTTTTATATTTATTCTCTTGCTTATAATCTCTTATGTAATTTTTAGAACTTGGCATATTTTAAGTATCCTCTATTTACGTTTAATACCTCTAACTACTTTTTGATTTTTAGGAGGAGATTTTTTAGAGCCTGACGGACCCGCCCAAAAGAATTTATCAGCCCAGTAAGCAGCACTTGTTTTACCTTTTGATATGTTTTTACCATGACGGGCTTTAAAAGATTTACGAGCTTCTGGTGAGTAGTTATGACCCATGTTTTGATCACCAAAACGTATGATTTTAATTTTTTCTCCATCTTTAACTGCTACAATGCCTTTCTTAGTCGGATGTTTAGGTGTTCGTTTAGGTTTATTTAATCCTGATAAACCGTACTTTTTAAGTTTTGATTTCTTAGGGTCTTCTGCCATTACTAATCCTTCTTTTACTAATCATCTTTTTTTTCTTCTTTTTATTTTTATTTTTATTTTTCATAGGTGGTCTGCTAATCTGCATTGGAATACTTGAACGAGATATTGGCATTTTCAAACCTTTCTATATTTTCTAGTTTTTTTAGCTATAGTCTTAGGTTGCTTTACAACTTGTTTTCCTTTTTTAGTTCCTTTACGTTTAGCTTTAGTTGTAGCTGCATATTCTTTAGATGATAAAGCTTTAATTGCTTTCTCAGGTAAATATCTTTCTCCAGTTTTACCTGAAGGCTTACCTGACTTAGTACGCCACTTTTGCTTAGTCCAAGATTTTAAACTTCTTTGAGGTTTTTTTAACATCTAATACTTTTATTTACCTTACTGGTTTACAAGCTGTACTGAAACTTTAAACTTGTGATAGTTTTTCTGCTAGTCACTGGACGTTTATGACTTATATCCCCCACCAGATTTTTTATATTGGCTAGCTAGTAGTTGTGCTTTACGTGCTGACCATTGACCTGCTTTACCACCTTTAGTTCCAGCTTTAATAGAACTAAATAAACGCTTACGCATAGCTGGTTTAGTGTAATTACCTGCTTTATTAACTGTTGATTTTTTTTTCTTTAAAGCCACTGTTATTTCTTTTTTGTTTTTGTTGGTTTTGTGTGCGTCAAAAACTTACTTGCAGCTGTGTGTTTTGCTCCAGTCATTAATTTACCTTTGGAGTCTTTATGTGTTGGCCCTTTGTAAAGTTTTCCACTTGGTAAATAATGAAGTTTATTTTTTGCCATGATCTTTACTTCCTCTTACTTAAAGGTATTTTATTTTTTTTTTATTTTGTAAG